ATACTGTATCAGACCAGAGTTCAACAAACCAGAGTCAATACCATAGATAGATGGCCTTTTAAAGGCCGTAGAGGGAAGTATATCTAGCGTTGATACATTATCTATGATTTCATTCTTAATGTCGTTAGATGCAGCTATATTAACAGATCTCATGTATGATAATCCATCAGCCCAATATACTTTAATATTATCGAAATCCTCAAACCTACCAACTATACTTAGTACGCTAGATTCGTTTATTCCCATATCTACTCCAACGTCAAGTCCTACTACTCTCCCTGGATTGCCAGGCAAAACATTTTTCTTTACTGGGATTAGAGGATTTGAGAAATCTATTCTGTATAGTCTATTCTTATTAGTGACTGTATCAAACGTAAAAACTACACCAATATTTCTAATTGCTGTAGTACCTATTATCTTTTCATTCGCACCGAACGAAAGGTCGACTAATTTTGAGCTTTGTATATTTGTTATTGCTCCAGAAGTCGCATTGTTATTAGCAACGCATCTTATATTCTCCGCATATCTGTACTGATCTTTATTCAATAAGGATTTATCTAGATCAAGATTCATCCCCTTTCCAAAAGTATTTGCTACTTTTTTACCTGTTCTTGGATTCATATTATCTAGATTGGTCTTTATACCCTTCAGAGAGTGTTATATCTTCAAACATTGATGAATGAGCGTTCATGTTTGGAATCAATTTAACCCATACATTCTTTATAGCTTCCATTCCATCTTCGTTTGGCATAAGTGATTCAGCATATGCTTGCTTACAGTAGAAATTCCAAGACCTTCTCATATCGTAATAGATCTCTCTATTCATTCGGCCTGACATGTATTCTGGGTATTTTAGTTTCATTACTACGTACCAGTACACAGCTTCTATATATGACATTAAGTCGGGTATAAGCATATATCCATTCGAATCAACCTTAACTGAGTCGTAGCTTATTCTTAGGTATCCAGTAGGTATATTAGTCACTATATATCCAGGTTTAATTGAATACTTTATTCCACCATTAGGAACTGTAATCCCTTGTCCAGCTATGGACAACAGACTAACAATCATTGGCCTTATATTCGCATTCTCATTTATAAGCTTAAGCGCTTCCTCAGATCCAACATTGTATAATGATCTAACGATGTTTATTATAAGCTCTTGAGAAGGTATCGGATCAGACACTTCGCCTGAAACTTTATCTGTTGATTTCCATACGTTAAACGAACTCGTTGAAGCGCTCATTGGAATCCATGGTCCGTTTAAATTTGGCGAATATGTAACTTGGTTAAGCCTATGCAGTGATGCTGGAAGTTGAGCTTGATTTCCAATAATAGGAATAATAGGTTCCCCATCTACTCCAGATATCTTTCTATCTAGCTGAGTAACAGAACCTATCTTTTCAACAGCCTCTCCAATCCATTCAAGAATACTAGATATTCTAACATCCTCTTCTCTAATGTCAAGATCAGACAGTATCTTTGATACGACCTGCTTGCTCGATATGTATTTATAGATCATTATTTCTCTATGTAATCTTGTTTATTTTCTTTTATTTCTTTTGCTAGTCTTCTTTTATTGGCTCTAGACATTACCAATTCGTACATACTTTTGCATCTTATAAGCATATCGTGCTTAGACCAAAAGAACTGATAATTATATCCATCGGAATGCTCATTCAAATGAAGTACTGTTTTCTCACAAGCTTTAGTCTCGTGAAAATCTACTCTAAGATAGGTGAAGTCGTAGCGTTTAGGCTTCTTCTTTATTACGCATAGCGTACCCATTCTAGCTGGTAGTCGTATCTCCTTTGAGTTGTCTATCAGCTCAGTAGCTAAGTATTTGAAGTAATCATTTAATATCTCCCTAAACTTAGCTTTTGAAACCTGATATAATCTATTGTCTGATACGTACTCTTTATATGATAGATAGTAATCTTCTATAGTATATGAATTTCTATCTGGCATTATTTACTTGCTGAATATCGTTTGTAGAATTATTAGTAGTGTCAGAAGGAAACTGCAACTTAAGTTCCTTTGCAAATATCATTTCCTTTATAACTGGCAACATATTTACCGGTATAGGATATAAGTCATCTGCACTAAAATTAACTGAGGCTTCTGATGGATTCTCAAAAACTCCTCTTATATTAACAGCTCCTAATTCATTAGGACCAGATATCATCAGTCTATCACCCTTCTTGTACGCTATATAGTCATTGCTAGTGTAACGTCTATTACTTTGCATGTTTGCAATATACTCAGTGGCTAATTGTATCTTATTTCCCATTAGGTCTGTTATTGCAGTTATTCCGGTACCAAAATGAAAGTCTATAGTTTTGGGTATGACTATATCTGTTTTAGCGGTCCACCTTCTATTGTCTATATACGAAGGGCTATTACCAGCCTCAACTAGCTTAACCAGCTCCATTTCTTGTACATAGTCTGGATTGATATCTCTACCTTTATCTATATCTTGTTTTATCAGGATTGCTCTATATTGAACTATCCATTGCTCTATCTGAATCCTACTCAACGACTCAGACTCAGATATATTGCTATTCCTTGCCTCGTTTAGTATGTCATCTATAAGAGTGTTGAGTGTATTCAGTCTTACCATTATGATATTTTAATTGTAATTGTTTCTTTCATTTCGTGAGCGTCTACTAATCTAATCATTAGTTTTTCAAAAACCTTCCTAGAATCAGTAACCATTCCTTTTTCAGTATTGTTCCCAACTAATAGACACCCATGAGTATCTACTGCGGTATTGCCTGGATGAATTCTAATTCCTTCAAATCCTTTCACATTTTCAAGTAATGGAAGTATTTTTTTAAATCTATTAGAATGAGTAAGATCTATAGTATAGGTACCATAAGGAATTGCAGTTTGCCCATAAACCTTCTCCTCCCCTTTTTCGTCAAGATCGCCATCTTTGTTCAAATCTCTGACTGTATCTTCAAGTACATTACAGAAGAATACGTCATTTAAAAACAGATCACCTATGGTATAGGTATCCATTAATGCTTTCCTTTTTAATTCTAGTTTCATTATTTATCTACTGTTTTAATTATACGAACATCTCCTACCTTAATTAAATCATTGGTATTAACTATCTCATATCGTTCTATATCTTCTTTCCTATAGTCTAAATGTAATAACCTATCCAGCCATCCCTTCCTACTATTTACGAACTCCCTCGATGAGTAAACGTATAAATACTCAGTATTGTTTACATCAAGTATTGCTTTTAGTTGATTTTCGTGTAAAATAACTCTGGTATTTGTAAATTCGTTATGAATTATGGTGGTATCTATGTCGCATTCAGCTGGTTTTGGTAGTTCTACGTACGCAGTGTCGTGAATAGTAGTACTTATGCCCGTAGAAACGTCACCAGACTTCTTCTTAGGCAATTTAAGCGACTTTCTTAATGAATCCATAGAATGTATGTATTTATCATTTGAGTCTCTTAAATCGGATACAGATAGCCTTAGGACACGCTTATCATTCTTTAATGCTGAATTCATATTCTCATATGCCTTCCTATTGCTAGTTTCGTTAGTTAATTGTTCTTTCAGCGAGTAATAGTTCTTTATTCCGGTTATTATACCCCCTAAAGAACAAATAGCCAGTACGGAAGTAATGGCTATTTTTAAAATACTTAATTTTATGTTCATGTTATTTTCGTTTCATGATTTGAATTAAATCATCTTTTAAATCTGTTTTTAGGTCAGAAATGCTCTTAGATATACATCCAATCTCTCTCATCAAGGAGTTATGATCTTCTCTATTCTCATTACGATCTCTGTAAACGATCTCCTTTATTTCACGAATATCGTCCCTATTTTTATTCTTGTGCTCTTCCATATCGTCTCTAAGTGATAGAATATCCTTAGCAGTTTCTGTTATCTTCACATTGAGGTTAGTAAAGACAGTTAGTAGTCCGCCTATATTGACTAAGGCTATACCGACTATCATTATGATTTCCGAAGTACTCATTTAATTATTCTTGTTTGTCGATGTCTATTGAATTTGTTGTGTCCTGTGTTGCGTGCTTTTTTGAGTACCCAAGCAACCCTGCTCCAGTGGCTATAACCCCAGCAGATAATGCTCCGAATGCTAAAGCATCCCTTATATCTAAAAATAATGCAGATGTACAAAGCAAGAATGAGATACATCCTATTGTTACTATTTTATCTCCATTCAGCTTAGAGCCACTTGTCTTGCCATTTGAATTACTCATGGCTTCTGCATATGAAAATTTACTCACTTCTGTCTTATTTGTCATTAGCTACTTCATCTTTAGTTTGGCTTTCATTTCTTTTTGAAAGTTCAGCGTATATTAATGATAGGTTATTTTTACTTTGCTCTAGTAATTGAATTTGATCGAATGCAATTACTTTTAGTTGGTCTACAGTTAGTTCAGTTAAGTTCATGTGATTTATTTTATTTCTATTGCGTCTAAGTGATTAGGGAGTGTTTTTATATAAGAGTATGCATTTGACAATGAATCTCCAGTGCTAAAATATTTAGTGAAGCTATCTTTATTAGATGTACTCTCTACAATTCCAGTGGTAGGCAACATAATATCATCAGATACATATATATTTTCAGGTTGGATTATTGTGTTTAATCCTGCTTCTTTAGACTCTTTATTTAGATAAGTCTTTAAAGTGAAATTAGCTGATTTTCTTTCAAAGTCTAAGTTTATGCTAGTTACTTCTAGGTATGCACTTTTGGATACCACCCCGTTCTTAAAATCTATTGATTGCTGTAGTGCCATAATTATTTATTTATTTTTTTATAATCCACCTTTTGTATAGTGGTACGTTCCATTGTTTGTAGGGCTTACTGAAAGTAATGCTAAAGCAGTAAAGTATCCTCCTATGATAGTACTTGATGACTGAGACTGTCCAGATGCTATTATCAAATTAGCTCCAGAAACATTAAATGACCTTCCTGCGGAAGCATCATAGTAGCTGTAGTTAAATGTTATAGTGACATTAGTGTTTACGGTAACAGCACTAGGAGATCCAGCATATACAGAATATGCATACATTTTCCAATTGGTTCCATCATACGTAGTATCAACATATATTTCGACATATGTATCATTGATCACATAATTATCAGCATAAGCCCATGCATCGTTATTGCTATAACTGCAGCAAGCTCCAGTGCTAAGACTAGCCCAGGTCGAATTGTCTGTTACTACTGGTATATCATTACCGTTTCTATATTTGGTTCCTCTTAAATTCGATGCCATCCACACTTGACTGCCAATCTTTACAGTTTTATATGTATATCCACTATTGTCAGTCATTATTCCGTCGTTAGTAGAATTATCTTTAATAAGTCTTACTGATAAACCGGTATTTCCATTTCCTCCGTCACCTGATCCTATGCTAGCTAGATTGTAATATAACTCCAATCCATAATAAGTAGTAGTTCCGTATAAACCATACGATCTTATATAATTAAATACTCCATTATATAATCTATATCCACTTCCGACTCCAGAAAAACCATAAGAATCAGTCGCACTAGTATTTGGAGTAAGCCAATGAGTAGTTCCCACTTCCTTTAAATTTCCACCAGCAACCGAACTTCCTCCGACTGTAGAAATAAGAGTTGATAGTTCTGCAGCAGTTGGAACATGCCATCCGCTTGGGGCTATATTTCTGCTATCGTGTATTGCATAGTTATTATATAATCTACCATATCCACCATTAGGAATAATATGTTGATAATTTCTAAAATTATACAAGCTATTTTTTGAGCCAACGTAGCTAGAATCAAAAGTGCCTACTGCCGCAGAAAATAGTTCAGTTAGAGTCATATCACTGCTATCACCATATATTTCAGTTACTACATCGCGCTGATTAAATGAATCAGTATTCGGTACAGCCATCTATTTATTCTTTAGTTTATTTATCTCAACTTCTAAGTATGCTATTTTAGCTACCAATAAATCAATATATTTTACTTTGTATTCACCCTCTTTGTCTCCAGTTACAAATTCATCAAATCCATTACTAAGTAAATCTTGAGCAATAGTACCAAATCTAAGTTCATCTAAGTTATTTTTAAAATTAAATGATACTAAATTAAGTCTGCTATAGTCTTTAATAATTGGTTGAATATTGGTTTTTAAGGTTCTATCTGATGATAGAATAAAGTTACTGGCAGTAACGGTTCCGCTTACAGAAATAGAACTTCCGCTTTCGCTAATCAAACTATTTACCATACTACTACCATTCCATTTAGGAAGGTAGTTAGTTGATAAAGTATTTGTTAGATTGCCTGAGTGATATACCTTATTCCATGGACTTACTACCTGTCTAGTACTTCTAAAATACATACTAGAGCCATCGTAATTAAAATATAATTGAGTTCCATAGTAAGTATTAAAATTTAAAACGGAACCATATCCACCATCTATAGGATAGTTTAATGATGAAGGCATGCCAAATACATTATAACCAGCATGTCTTGTTAAATCATTGGCATTTTGACCTGTTGCGTTTCCAAGTTCTCCTACAAAATAACTAGATTCTGATTTATTACCAAGATATTCTGCATTCAAGTTACTAACTATTGTAGTAGAATTTACAGTAAGTGGAGAAGTTCCAGTTGCTACTGTTGATTGAAGTTGAGTAGCATTTACAATAGAAGCAAAAGTTGCTGCTCCTGTCGTTGCAGATATTTTTAATCCTTGAGCACCAGTACCAAGTAAATAAGCATCACCACCAGTATTAAACAATATAAAATCTGTTGATGAATAACCCCCCGATATATCACCACCAACTCCAAGAAACATAGTTGCATCAACTCCTGTTCTAATATGTGAATTAGCGCGAGCAACCCCACTAATCCACATATTTGCAGATTGAGCAGAAGCATTTTGGTTTAGTATGAAATTACTTCCACTATAAGTAGGTATATCTGTTATTCCATATCCACTAATTGTAGTAGGGTGACTACTAGTGTTCCATGGGGTGTAGCCTAAAGCAGTAGTCACCATTCCACTATTTATACCTGTTATCCAACCACCATAGTTACCAAGATTATTTGTAAATTGACTTAGGTTAGTTGGAAAATTACTAACCTGCGACTTAGTAATGCTTATACCAGTAGATTTATTCCATGCAGTAAATATAGGGTCTGTTTCAGTAAAACTAGATAGGTAGTTGTGCGTGTGAGTAGTTATTAAGCCAGTAAGAACTGATTCAACATTAGCTTTAGTTATTCCGCTAATATAACTATTAGGATTTGACGCTAAGTAGTATGATGAATTATCGTAACTAACCGTAGTTCCACTAGACTTAACAAATCCAGTCCCGTTTAATTGTGGTTGACCGCCAAGGCCAGATAAAGTTTGATCTCCAGTGTTACTACCACTTAACGTAGTTACACCTAACTTAGTTTTAATAGTTGTAATTGTCTCATCACCAGTATTAGATCCAGAAAATGAAAGATTTGGGACATTAGATAAACCTATATCGGTCTTAGATGTATTATGAGGATTTCCAGTTATTATCTGAGAGTGGTCATATGCAGTCTTTCCCCTATCTCCTCTATACGCCGTAGAAGAAGTTTCTCCTAATGCCAATGATTGGCTAATAAGAGCATATATACTGCCACTCCATCTATATGTAAGATTAGTAGTGGTGTCTATATAGATCTTACCGGATTCTCCAGTAGCTGGGAATAGGGTTATTGATGAGTACTCCAAAACATCATCTACATATGACGGCAATTGGGAGTTCTTTACAAATCCACTTGAATCAAGTTCGGCAAGGCCATTTATAGCACCTTTAAGCGACGTTTCTAGTTTATTTGATAAAGCACTAGTTAAATTATTTATGTCGCTTATATCAGCCTTAGATGAGCTTACAACGAGTCCATGAGAGTCGTATGTTATCTTGGAATTAGATCCAGCAGTTATTGGAGTGTTAAGACCAAGCTTTAAATCTAATGCGCTTTGAGTTGCAGTAGATATTGGCTTATTTAGATCACTAGTATTATCTACATTAACAAGACCTATATCAGCTTTAGTTAATGTAACGTTGCCATTTATTTGAGTTACTCCATTTACTGAGGTAGTTAACCCGTCTTGTCCAGGTGCACCCTGTATCCCTTGTGGCCCTTCAGCTCCAGGCATTCCTTGATCACCTTTGTCTCCGGAAAGTCCAGTATCACCCTTATCTCCTTTAAAACCTTGATTCCCTTGATCTCCTTTATCGCCTTTAGCGCCAGTAAGGCCTAAGTCTCCCTTATCGCCTTTATCTCCTTTAGGTCCAATAGAACCGGTAGAGCCAGTATTGCCTGTTTGTCCAGTAGCTCCAGTATCTCCTCTATCACCTTTGTCTCCCTTATCGCCTTTTGGACCAGGCTGGCCATCAGAGCCTTGATCTCCTTTATCCCCCTTATTTATATCTGTATTTACGTCTATAGTAAAGTCTATGGAATCATTAGTAGTTATATCGACGTTTAAGGCCATTTGCGGCTCTATAGTGACACTTAAAGGTACCTCTTGGTTATCTAATACTACTTCAATATTAAGTTCATTAGAAGCGCTTAAAACGACATCTACAGGAATAGCCTCAACTGACGGTGATTCTATGCTTAATGATAAATCAATATTTCCAATAACATTGTCTATTGATATTACAGATTCTTCTGCCTGATTGAATTCTAATGTCATTGATTAGTATTTATTCCGGAATTATTACTGGTATTTCATTTACCGCCTCATCTTTAATTATGCTTGGCAATATATATATTCCAGACATTGCTCTTTGTATAATATTGTCAGCCTTATCTCCATCTATAGAAGTGGCTATGCACATTATATCTAGCATTATCTGACCGGTCATTAGTTTAGTAAATTCACTCCTAATAACCCCTTTTAAATTAGTTGAGCTGAATGAAGTCAATGGCTCATACCCTTCTTTGAGATCCCTAGAGAATTTAACTATGTCATTTTCACCTGTGTACGCGTATACTATTACATTTTCCAAATCATCAAAGCTAGATATATTTACATTACTAGAATTGCTGAAGTTTAATGAAAAGTATATATCTTCTCCTTGGTATTTTTTCATATATAACAATATTAAGCAACTACTCCTTTAAGTACTGTATATCTAATAGTGATAGCTTCTGACAGTGAAACAGCAGCAACATTTCTTATTGAGACTGTAGCTGTACCAGCGCCAGCAGCAACACATATATTATATGCTCCAAGAGTACCTCCACTAATATGAGTAGCTATGATTATATCATTTGCAGCTATAGTAGTATTGGTCCATGTAGAAGTAACTGTAGTTTGAGAAGCTAATGCATCAGCGGCGGTTATTATTGTTCCACACAATTTGCTTAATGTAAAAGCAGTAGCCTTGGATGTTAATTGAGTAACTGTACCGCCAGCACCAGTAGTATAACCTATACCAGCTGAGCCAGAGTGTAATAAAGCACCAGCATTACCAGTAGCGTCAGCCCTGGCTATGGTAGCAGAAGTAGAAGGGAAGGTCATTGTGGTAGCATCAGTACCAGCCAAAGTCAATGTGTTGTTAGATATTAATTTTTTACCAGTGGCTGAATTTGCGCCAGAATATTGTACATTCCACGAAGCAACTCCAGTTCCTCCAGCAGTATTTATACATGTAATTGAAGCAGAAGTACCACTAACAAGGACTATCAATGCATTAGCACCAGAAGTATTAACAGTTACTAATCCTGTAGAGTTATTTGTGATTAACCATTGCTGACCATTAGTGAGAGTAGTAACAACTGGCATAACAACTGTTTGCGCTAAAGTACCAGTAAAGTATTGTTGATATGGGCTAGTTGCTACAAATGTAGTAGTTGCTCCAGCTGTAGCTACTGTTGCATACCCTTCTATGACATTAGGGGATGAAACCAACCCAGAGAACGTTGACATTGAATCACTAAGAGTTAATCTAGCATTAGCCGCCAAAGTGCCTCCAGTAAATAGAACTAAATTCTTTCCAGAAGTGGCAGTACCAACTGCAATATTGCTTGATTGAGAATATAAATATCCATCAAGAGCCCCGTTTATGGTCCATGTTCCAACTGAATATCCAGATCCATTTATACCAAAGTCTACGTAATTAGTAGTATCATTGCCAGAATCAGCTGTAGCGACTAAGTCAGTTGACGCTGTAGCGGAATTAGATAAATTCTGTATATTATTTTGAAATACTCCAGATACAGTATCCCATGATTGATAACTTAACCCAGATAAAGCTGCAGGAGTCCCTGTACCAGATCTAGATATAACGCCAGTAAACGTTGGATTTTCCTTATCGGCCTTCAAAGCAGCAGCTGTAGAAACAAACCCGGTAGTGGCTAATTGAGTAGTATTAGTACCAACTGTAGCGGTAGGGGCAGTAGGTATACCAGATAAACTAGGAGATACTAATGTATCGCTAGCGTCAGAAGCCCATGAGCTGCCATTAAAATATTTTATTACTGAGCCATAAGGATCAGCGGATAGGTCCATCCAAAGACAATTCATTGATGGAGATGGGGCTATAGTACTTGCGTACGTTTTAGTAAATGCTCTATTTATCATAAGTTTTTTATTAAGTTTATTCAGCTATTTAGGTAGCAACCCGTATTTTTTGGTAATAAAAAAGGCGACCATTACAGCCGCCTCCATTATTTATTTTGATTAGGCAATCATCCATGCAGCGATTCCGTCTCTCAACGCTTCTGCTCCATTACCAGCAACGATATAAATCTCAGATGCTAGGTCAGTAGATTTTATATATTGATTGTCAGGGCTTTGATATGCTTTAGAAAACTCTAATGTAAGCGTATCATAAGTTTTAGTTGAATCAACGTTTAAGTCAGGTTGAATAACTGGGAATTCAGTACGGTAAGTAATACCTTTATATCCAAGAGCTTCACGTTCACGATCTCTAACTATTTTCCAATTTCCACGACCAGGTTTGCTTTGAACGGTAGTAATGGTTAGACCAGTAACAGCGTCTTGTGAGCTAAATGCAGCAGTAGGGTTAGTTACATAAGCAAATACCTCCATAGCAACTTGAGAATAAGGAGTAATAGCATTAACGCCATCAGTTCCCATTCCTGTGATTACTTTAGCAGTAATAGTCAAAGTAGAAGTACCATCATCTGTTGCAGTTACTCTGGCTCCAACATGAGCATTAATACGAGCAGCAAAAGCGGCAGACAGGACTGCAGGATTTACGCTAGTAGCGATAACTTCATAAGAGTGAGTAAATTGACCTGGATGTTCGTAAAGATCTTTGTATACAATACGAAGAACGTAACGATTTCCAACAGTAGGAGTTACACCAGAGAATTCAACTACAGAGGAAGCTTCAGTTTTTGCAACATAAGCGCAAGTTCCGTCTGGAGTGATACTGGTAATTTTCTTTCTGCTGATTGGCGATGTTTTAATTATTGTAGCATCTTGAGTCAAAGTTCCTACAGCCTTTACATATCCTAATTGGATAGATTCTACTGCAGAAGTAAGATCTGCGATTGCACAAACATTACCGTTTGCTGGGTTGATAACAACAATATCACCAACAGTTAAAGCATTGGCAGCACCAGGTGCTTTTTGTGTTACGTAAGTTTGTTTACCGACAAATACGGTATTTGGTTTTTGCATCATAATATTTTAATTTTTATAGTTAATTGTTCTTTAAAACTCAGCTTAACTATAGTCTAGTCGCTCTACTACCGTTAAAGGGTTCCACGTTAAACTAAGACTGAGAACTTTACTCAGTTGCCTGAGACTCTGCTGCATAGGTTTGATACCTTGACTCAGAGATATTTTCCAATGCTAATCGAACAGCTCCTACTAGTATTTCATCCCAAGTATGTTCTGGCATTGTTATAATTTTAATTTCTTCGAAGTAATCCATATTAAATGCTCCACCTGGCCTGTCCTGTGTACATACATAATGTTGTCCATTATATAGAACCTTATCTCCAATTACATAAGAAAGACTCTGGTTGAATGTAGGATACTTATATGTATCTATCTTCTCAGGTAGAAATATGTAAGTCAACCCGTATTTAGATACATAATAGTTACTGTCGGTATACAATGATATAGAGTCGTCAGTAAATGCCCTCAATGGCTTAGCAGTATTATTATGAAATAAATGAGGAGCTATTGAATTATTTAACTTAGAATCCAAGTTCTCTATAGTAGCCTCAGTAATATCATTTCTTCTGCGGATTAATATATTGTCAGGAGTGAATCTATTATCGGGAAGTTCGGTGGCAACAAATGTACCAACTTTTGCAAACTCTCCAACAGTTATCATGTAGTCTAAAGGGTATGGAAAATAGACAGAATTTTCTGATGTAGATATAGAATCCCATTGAGACTCAAATATATCCCCAGAGATATCATCTATTTTGCATTTATAATAAAATCCTCTACTAACTACAGTATCTCCCATGAAATACGTTTTCGAATAATTAAATGGAGTTACGTCATATTCCACTGTCTTAATAACAGTTCTTAAGTCGTCGCTCCTTTTTTGATTTTGCTGGAATCCAGCTCTATGTGAATTTAGTCCAGAGTACCTAGTTTTGATGAATCTTTGTGTAGAGGCGTTAATCCAATAATCCTTTTCTTCTGGAAGAAATGAAGGATAGCTAGACACGTTTAGTTTGTCTAGCTCTATATCCCAAATTCTATGTAACTCTTTTAATGTCATATATTATTTTACTTCAAGCTCATTGAGGATAGTCATCTTCAAATCTTGATTGTTTTTATTATCTAAGAACGCAACAGCGTCATCTATAGAAGTGCCAATTATCTCAGTACCGTAATAATATGCATTTTTATTCTTACGCATAATATTTTTAGCTATAGCAGCCTGTATTGTAAACTCAGTATTTTTTGTCTTGTTATTAACCCACTTCAAGAAGAATTTTTCAGGGTCTTTCTCAACTAGTTCAAATAATTTACTCTCAACCAATTCGGCAGACATGGTATCTGCTTTATATCCGAATAATCGTAAGCATTTACGCATATCCTCTAATGACATCTTGTCAAATTCTTTAATAGCGTCTCTCTTACGTTTGTTAAGTCTGTTGGATTCTTGTGCTTCCGAGTCTTTATTTATAAGTACATAATCAGCTTTTGGTTTCATATCGTTAATGCCATTTGAAACTCTGTGGTGATTTTTAAGGAATAGATATTGAAGTTCATCCCAAGGACGATCTGTATCAAGTACTAATTCTCTGTTTGTAATTTTAACAGTGAATGTATTCCAGTACGAACTATATTGTGCTAGTGTTTTTTCTCCAAGGCCTAGCGCCTTTTCTAATCTCGATTCATCTTCTGGAGTTAAGCCAGTGTGATGATTACCAGATCTAGTTAATGATGGTGCGATATAATCAGAACAGCTTTTATATTTAGTAACGCCGGACCAAGGGTCTACTCTTTTATGTTTTAGTAATATTTCCATATGGGTATGTATAATTCTCCTTTACGATAACGTAAGTGCAATTAATTGTTTTAATGTTTTGCTATACAAATAGAAGCTAATCTATATGTACAATATAAGGCTAGTGATTGAGGGGCTAGCCTTATATATGTGATCTACAAATCAGTCATTGCTTTGTAATAAAGAAATGCTTTACCAACTGGGGCGTCTGCATCCATTATAAAAGCCTTAGCTAATTGTTTATATACTTCTTTATTATCAGGTCCAAGTACTACGCAAAAGTCAGAATATATCATATTCATTACATAGTACCAATCGTATACCGTGAATTTATCAAATGTGATCCCAAGTTCAGATGCAGCTATATTGCTTTCATCCATTGAAACTTTTTGTCCAAATGTACCATCTTCGTTCTTCATCGCAGCGACTGCTTTTGTGGCAGTATCTACATTGAAGTATGGACCATGCACTATAATACACATCTCTTCTATAACATCAGAATATGTAGTAAAGTCTTTAATGCATATAGCTTCTAGGTGATCGTCTAGAACTTCGAATATTTCAGACATTGGTTTAGATTGACTCTTAGATGGGTATACTTTCTCTATTAATTCTATAAATTTGGTCATGTTAACATTTTTATATACGGAAGATATTTCTTAGCTTTTTGAATCATTGACGGATTCTTTATAAGATAGTCATACGTTGATAAAATTTGTTCTGATCCCAATTCATTAACTAATACCTGTATAGCCATTAGCAATCTGTATCCTTCTTCCTCACTCTTAACTGGAGCTTTGAATGTCATTTCCTCTACTAGTGGATAAACTTTTTTTGGTTCTATAGGAGAATCACTAACGACTGTAGGTAATTTTATCTCTTCCATATTAGTTTATTTAGCGAGTGAATAGTTTCAATATCTCAGAAGGTTTAGGTTCGTATGCATCTAGCATATCAGCAGTAGCCTTACCAAGTTTATCTAGATAGAATCTTCTTATGTCTTGAATAATTTCACTACTCCTTAGTTCAAAAACCTTTTCCATACTTATTTTAAAATATTCCTCTTCCATTATATTAAACTTTTTTAGTTTCGTATATAGCTAGAAGCCCTGGAGTTCCAGGAGATATAGCCATGAATGATAATATTGAATCTGTTTCAAAAGCCTCTCCACCTTCTTGAGATGATGATGCTGGAAATAAGACTGCTTCATAGTCAGTAGCAGATACTAAAGAATAAGCTCCTTCTAAAGGAATCCTTTTCAAGTATATCTGAGTTGTCCCTGCATTTTGAAATCTAATTGAATTTCTTTTCTTATTTATAGGTGCGACTGCTACAGCCGATACGCCTATGTTTAATGGGCTAGCCATGTTTTATAAGATGTATACAAGGAGCCGAAACTCCCTGTATAATTTTTAATTAGATAATAACATCGGCTGGTTTCAAATGAGCAATCAAAGTACTAAGTAAGTACTGATTTTGTTCATTGTTGGAAACTTTATTATTAGCCGCAGCTAATTGATCTCTTAAGTTTTGAACATTAAGGTCATTTATCAATGCTCTAGTAGAATTGCCGTCGGCAAGGATAGTACTCTTTATTTCACAACAGCAGTTGGCCATAGCCATTGCATTTGCAGTACCTTGTGCTATAATTTGATTTGTAGCATTTTGCATTTGCATTGCCTGACTATTGAATCCTTGCAATGTGGTAGTAGATAGATTATTGAAGCTATTCAATTGCTGCAAAGCATTTTGATTTGATTGTGCAGTAATGTCTCTTCCTAAGCCATTGATAGAGTCTAGAGTAGTAAAATTAGCAGAAGCTTGAGCTGTAGCTAATTGACCAATCTGAGTTCCCACTCCAGCAATACTTCCAGCTAGACTGATAGCATCTGATCTTATCTCTGAAGATAAAGCCTCATTGCTAATTTGTCCGGATAGATTGTTTATTTGTCCTTGAACAGCATCGAATTGAACGTCATTATTATTTCCGTTTCCTCCGAATAGTCCACCACCATTGTTTCCAAGTAATCCACCTATAAGCAAACCGGCGATACCACCACCAACTGCTCCTAAGCCAACTCCTGAACCTAATCCTGAGCCACCCATTGCAGGCAATGTGGTAGTTCCATCTAATGTAAGTGCCATAATTTTATAAGATTTAAATTAATATTAAATATAATTAATCCAACGCTATAGGATCAATTATTCCCTATGAGTTAGTAAACTAATTCAAAATATCTTTAAGCCTTACTATTTGACATTATTGACAAAATTTGATTTTTTGCTTTATTTAGTTGTATGCCTCTAAACCAATAGAGGCATACTTTTTTTAATTCATGAAAAAGAATTAATCTTTGATGTTGTTAATCAATAACGTCGAGTATGAGCTCTCCACAAGCACGTGGGTCGCGAACCATGATACCAACTTCACCTAAGAAGTGTACAGAGTAACCATCTTTTGCATTTGAACGCAAAGTGTTAGTTGACTTAGCATAACCTGCACCAGGAGCTACAGAACCAGCATTATGCCAGATACTCAACTCTCTTTCTTTTCTAGCTACCTTAACGATATTAGCTTCACCATCTCTTACACCGAAGTCAAGGAAAGTGAAACGATATGATTCAGTTGGCTTTCCAGTGATTGGATGCAATTTACGATTATGAATCAAGTCATCATACAAAGGCATATGTTTAACAGTAAGTTCAATACCGTTAGTCATACGATAAGTAGTGAATTGACCACCTAATGTAAGCTCTTGACCAGAACCAGTAATGAATTTGCTATCTACTAAAGTAAATGCAGCAACTTTTTGTTTCAATACTTTGTCAAACTCACGCATACCCATTTCGCCAGTAAAGGCAACGAATTTACGATCGTTAGTTCCAATCATGTTATAAGACATATCAAACAAGAAGTCTTCTAGCAATTCTGCTGTCAATTGAGTATAATATCTACGGTTAGCAGGTGCAATTTGTTGCAATAGACCAGCTCCGATATATACTGGACGACCATTAGTACCCATCAATTCAGTAGTGCCATCAGCAGCTGCATTGTATTTAGAGTAAACTAATTGGCGTTCTAGACGTTTGTACCACTCACGCATTGCTTTCCACTCTTGGAAGTCTGACCACAAGTAAGAAGTCTTACCAGTTTTAGGATCTTTTAAAGCTACTGCAAGAACGGTGCTATAAGCAGAACCGGTGATGTCATAAGACAAACGAACAGTAGTAAGGTGATTATGCAATTTGATATGAGTGCTATAGTTGATGATATCAGCTTCTTCTGAATACTCTTCATAGGCAGAACCTAAACGAGAAACTTGAGATCCAGCTGTTAAATATTCAGCAGGAACATAAGAAGTTGCTTGACCGTCAGCGATGAAACAGGTATAAACCCATTCATTACCATCTTGGTAAGGAGCGCCAGCTACACGTAATTGATATTCTTTATCGTCCAATTCGATGATTGAGCCAGGTCCGAACCATTTATCTTCTAGAGACAACATGATTGGAGTATTTCCTAAACCAGCTGTTACGCCAGTAGTCACTGCTGAGCCATTCCATTTAGCAGAACGAATAGTAACCGCACGATCAGAATCGATCATAACTGACCATCTGAATTCACGTTGATCGATAACCATAGTCTTACCTAAACCACCAGTAAGGAAGTCAAGAGATGAGTTATAGCCACTATCTTTAGTACCAAATACGTAAGAGATTACGCTAGATACTTCATGAGGTTTAATAAGTAAAGCATTAGACAATTTGTTTTCATCAACTAAGTCAGAAAACCATTTGCCTTTGTAAAGTTGCAGATCGTTTAAAATTCCGTTTTCCATATATAAAACTAAGTTTTATTATTTTTTTGTTATTGGGGCTTTCGCAAAAGTTGTTGTGACGCTAATGACCACAATGGTACTGCCGACCCGTTATTTATTGTTTGTTTTGAACCACTTATTTTGTTAGAACTTAAAGTTTGTTTAAGTCTCGATACGGCAGATGTCTCTCCAGATCGTTTAGCTTGACTAATCAATGCATCGCCCTTCATAGTGAAGTATGCAGATTCGATCAGATTCTTAGTAGATTTGGCATATTCTTTTTGGTATTTTGTTTTACCATCAGCCTCAACTTTGAATATATATTCCATTAATGCCTTCTTATCGGTCTTCGGTATTTGGATACCTCTTACATCATTAAGTGACTCTATTTCATCAACAACGGAGTTGTAGAATGTTTGTTGGCTTTCGATAGCAGCCTGGTTAGCAAGATTTTGGCTCTCTAATAGCGCTTTCTTATTTTGCTCCTTAGATTCTTTAAGAAATTCGAGTGCATCGGTAGCCTCATCCTCTAAAAGGTCAGCATCTTCATACTTTTCAAGCTTTCTTTTGATCTGAGTATCGCTAAATCCCTTTTCAGATAGATACTCTCTAATCAATTGTTTCTGAGTAGTAGTGTCCTCTATATCTAAGGCATCATAATCAGTTCCAGCTTTGGCAACATTAAGATAGTCCTCTATAGATCCACCAGCCTTTACGTAGGCGTCTAAGCTAGCTATATCGTCATTTGCATACTCTGGGACACTTGATGCCTCTACAGCGGCTTTCATGTAGTCTATAAGACCTTCTACAGACTTAGGTTTGTCATCTTCTTCTATATCAGTCCATCCAACTGATTCAGCGATAGAATCAAATAGAGCTCCAACCGTTTCAGCTTCAGCAGTGTCTTCAGCAGATGGCTCTACTTCTTTTTCTTCTTTAGCTTTGGGCTCTTTGGTCTCTTTAGCTTCTTCTACTTCATCTTCGTCTTCTATATCTAGAGCTGGAGTTTCTTCAAACTCATCTTCGTCTTCTAAGTCAAAAGCATTTGTATCATTCGTAGGATCGTTTGGGTCTTCAACTACTTCTACCCCTTTAATTTTAATGTCTTCATTAGGTGTTAGCGTATCAAACATAGCGCTGAACCCACCCAGTATCTCATTATTATTCTTTTTCATAATTATTTAGTATAATTGTATTTTATTTAGTTACTAGAACTTTAATCTTTCTATATCCAGGCCCATTATCTGTGGCCGATTCGTCATTATTCTTCATAGCTGCTTCATACTCATCCTTAGTTAATGTTCTAGTAAGAGTTTTTGGATCATACAAAGCCTTCTCTGTATCGGATAATTGACCGCTATTATAGAAGTTTAAATCAGTAGTATGTGTATACTGAGTATCATATACCGGCTTAACTAATTTAGCCGGTTCATTTATAGGAAGTTTGCTCTTAATTCTTTTAGCAGTAACATTTAGATCTGGTAGATCTACTAATCTTTCTTTTAATTTCATATTATCTTTCTCCTGTTACCTTATTCTTCATTGCAGTCTTAGCTTTTAATCTCTCTCTATCCATAGCGTTCCGATCCTTCATAGCCTGAAGTTCTTTCACAGCCTTAATCTTTTTATCCTCCAGCTCTAGCTTATCATGATCCAAAGCAAGCTTACCGTCTTCAGTAGCTTTCTGTTGCTGAATCTTTCTAACTTCTAAATTATGTTTCATAGCAGCTTCTTTCTGTTTAACAGACAACTGCATTGCTTTATCCATCTCGTTAGAGTCTTGAGCTCTTTGCTTCAATGACATGTCAGCAATTTCCATTACATCTGGAATACCGTTCTGATCAGCATCAAGATCTTGTTGTCCTCTATAAGCACTAAGCTCAGCAACATATATCTTAGTCTGGTTGTCAGTATCAATTTTATATTTTTCAAGTTCGAGTTTTTGTTGCTCTAATGATAATGCTTGAGATTTAACTTGATTTTGAGCATCAATCAATTGCATTTGACGTTGATTTTCTTGTTCGGCGGCAGCCTGCTCTTTCTCTCCTCTAGCTTTTTCAATACCAGCTAATTTAGATTTAATTGCACTAACACTATCAAGTGTCATGATTTCAGCAATATCTAATATAGTAGCACCATTCTGCATGGCAGGTTGATAAAGTGATTTAACAGCTTCCAAGTCCTGTAGATCCTTAACTGAGTCAGATACAAATATATCGTAGTCCTCATAGAAGAAGTTATCTGCCAACTTAAGGAATGTTCTTGTAGAATCATCCATTATGTATTGCAAGCTAACACGCTTAGAGTCCTTCCAGACCTCCTTAGCGGTATTCAATAACATTCTTAATGAATTACGCTTACATTGATTATGAGTCCAGTAGAGAGGTTCTGTGATGCTTGCAGAGTTACTTACAGCTGCATTAACATTACCAACTAATTCGCTTGGAGAAATCTCGCCTTGACGTTGTCTAGATACGCCCGATATCTCAGCCATCATATCCTCTATCTTATTCATTAATCCAATATACTGGTTAATAACATTAGACATAGTTAAGTCTAAAGCAGTGATCTGATTGAACTGTGCTGAGTTGTGAGCTATTGTCAAATCTCCAAGAAGGAACAAATGATCTTGATCCAACTCAAATCCAAAATATTCATCAACTCCATGATACTCGACATTAAACATTGATCTATTAGCATCTCTTGCGAAGAATTTTACTTGATTAGTTTGCTTTCTTTTTATTCTAGTTGGAATTCTTTCGCATCCACTTAGTATACTTGCAACATAACAAAATTCAGCATGGTTTTTACATAATTCCGATGGCGTACATTTTCTTTTTCTAACAGACACCTTCATTCCTAAACTTCTTGCAATAAATGCAAATTTATCAACAATGTGCTTTCTATACTCTGTTTGACAGAATCCAAATCTATTTTTTGTTTTATCGTACCATCCATCGGTATCTATAAGGCCAGCAAGGATTGAAAGCCTATTTTCCTTTGATGTGTATATATACTCTTCTGGAATATCCTTATACTCTCTTATGTTCAGATCGGAAAGCCTATCCAAAAACCAATTGCCAGGCAGGTTCCTGTATTTTGATCTACTTCCTCCAGATAAATTTACAGTAAGAGATCGACTATTTATGTTCGCAGTTATTCTAGTATTCATTCCATGAAGAATAGCAAATTCCTCTAGATAGTTTATTATCTCCGTATCCATACTTTCGAACTGAGCTTTGTTTGTGCTTCCATCGCCAATCCATAGTCCAAGAGTGTACGGATCTATTAAATGATCTCTATAATTCCCACTTCGCCACATATCTATCTCCCCTCTCCTATATAGAAAGTGCCTATCTCTACATGATGGGGTTTTATTGAACTTTAACATCAGCTCTTCTGGGGTGGACGTAATAAAAGATACTTCGTTCGTATGATGATTTTTTAAACCATAGTATATATCGTGTCTGCTATTAACTATTTGAACATCTCCTCCAGAGCTAGGGACTATCTTATACATATTGTCGACTCCATTGTGCGTATTAAGTACTCGTCTAGGAGACAAGTCTGGACCCATTACTAAATTCCCAACAGACACATCTTCAATGTTTTTTAAACTTCCGTCAAACATTAATATCTTTGTTCCGCGACCAAAACACTTACCACCTTCACGTCCTGGTATATCCCAACCTTCTTCGTATGGATTAATAAAGTTAACGCCTACAGATGATAGATAATGCATCCATTTAGCTGGATCTATATTCATCGATTTAGGTATCTGCGTGATATCCATGTTGATAACCTTCCCTTTATCTCTAGCTAACGCAAGTTCAAGTCTGTACCATATAACTATGTACATGTATTGAAGCGGTTTCATTATAGCCACTAATGACTTAGGAGTAGAATTAGTGTTATTATATATAACGCCACTATAAGGTAATTTCTGTGAATTAAGGTTATCTGCAGAAACGTGTTGATATTCTAGTGGAGCTATCCCAATATAGATATCTTCTCCAATTCTATAGCCTTCCCATACTTCGATAACCCATTTCCATTCGATGCTAAGTTCGTTGCCGATAACCATATAGTCTTCACTTACTATGATCTCGTTAGGCTCTCCATTATCGCCAAGTACTTTTACGAATCCAATCTTTTTGTATGATTTCCATACCGCATGCCATAGATTAACTTGATTTGGTTGATTAATAGTACTATCACCTCCACCTGCTACAGTCTTCATGTTCATGTTGACATAATCTAATGATGATGGAGTATCTTTACCATATCTACCAGATTGTGGATTCTGACCAGTAAGTTCTAATAACTTATCTAGCTCTTTCTCTGTCATCTTATCAAACAATCTATCGTATACCTCAGTATAAGACATTCTCATACGTCTAACAGCCCAATCACCATCTTCTATGAACTCCATATCAGGTGAATGATCATGACCGAAGTATAGTGGATTAACGCGTTCCATATTTGGCTCTCCGTTAACTACTCCAGTGTAGTATACCTCTTTACCAGCAATTAAAGCATCTTTCCATCCTTTAGAGTATTCGTGAGGTAGATTAAGCTTTTCTTTTAGATAGTTAAGTGTATGATATGCTGAGTTCTCTGCAATGTCTTTATATCCTTTAGATACATAGTTCATTATTTTTTCAGGCGGCATTAATTCACCGGTCTGTAGCTTCTCTTGGTATTCTTGAGCAGATTTCTCATCCATTCCAGATAGAATAGTAGCCATGGTATAATCCATAAGCATTTGCTTCATCTTATCTTGTACGTCAGACGCTGCATCTTGGCTAGTTCTAATAACTCTAAATCTAAATGGATGCTTAGCTTCTTCTCCAAGAAGTAGATCTATTTTAGATTTTATGATATTAATACTCTGAGGATTAGCAGGAAATCCATCTTCTTGATTAAATGGGTCAGTAACATGCTTTAAATCTTTTGGATCAAATATGCTATTGTATAGGTCGTAATATGCAGCCATCTCTTCGAATGAAGTTCTATCTGAACCAGATGGTACAGTCTCCCCCATTCCTATGATATAGTCAACGCACGTTTCTCCCCATTCAGCGTTCTTTTTCTTTAGACTAAGCTTCTGTGCCGGGAAAATGCTAGTTGTATCTCTCATTGTTTAAACATTAAGTATTTCGTTGTTATTTTGTTTGTTTTGAGCAACATTATTCAAAAGCCATAATGCGTCCTTGTCTTCGTAATTCTTTAAAAGCCTTTTACCTCCAGATGACTTAGAATTCCTTATCATGTCTAAATGTTTTTGCTCTATCTTCCCATTGAATACATCAACTCCGCTTTTATATAATTCGTATCGAAGTGCATTCATATCGGCCTTATTCTCTGTTGGGTCTATATCATGCTCATCGCGTATAGTAGGTCTAAGCCTATCTTGCAACTGCATTATATCATTATTATTCAATAGATCCTTATCTATCCCGGTCTCCTTGTGACTATATTCATGAGTCTCTATGCTACTTACTGGAACGTTATATTTCTTAGCCTCGGACTTATCTACTATAACATATTTAGGAGTTACGGCATTACTTCCAGAATTACTATAGGGAATTCCATTTAGTTCATTTGAGATTTGCTTTGCTATAGAAGGGGTCTTTTCCTGTATAATAGTATTAGACTCCTGTACTGCTTTTAGCCTAGTCTGTCTATTTTTTTCTAAATCCTCATATCCAGATAACTCCATTCTCTTTTTATATATAGGCGATTGAATATACTTCTCTGTAAATTCTTTAGGAGATAACGTCCTATTTGAAAGATCAACACTTCCAATTGATTTCATATCGGTAAACATTCCTTTTACTGGAGTCTGAATTTTATTGGCAGTCAGGTCTAGATTTGGTAGTATTGGCTTAATTGTTTTAGGTATCATATTAAAACCATTTTATTTCTTTAGTATTTGTATTTAGGTCTATATCTGATAGATCTGATAACTCTGTACCAGAATACCATTCTTTAGAGAATAGTGGCTTATCAAATAAGTTAATCTTTTTGGATTCTGAATCACGCTTCTTTACATATGTATTATGCATTTGAAGCCTGTATATCATTACCATTATCAGTGCTATTACCCTATCGAAGTTTCCTTTAGTATTGTACTGTATAAGTTCTTCTAGTAGTGCTTCTGACATTATCTTTGTTAAGTTCTTCTTTCCTGGAGCAAACTCTTCATTTAGCCATTCTTTTATAAGCCCTTCTCCGTAATCCTTGATCTGGACATTCATGTGAATACCCTTCCTGCGTTGAACCGTAGACTTGCCAATAATATCATTTATAATATCTGGCTGATCTGCTAGTAAGTAATCACAATGCTTTTGAGTAAAGTAAGGGAATATGCCTTTACGCTCATTTTCATATAGAAGCCTAGCATTATAGTACATTAGAAGCTTGCGAACATTCTCGTAATAGTCTTCTGCAGTATCAGGTCTACCAGTATATTCAGCAACTAGCATATCATAATACGATTCAAAGTTCTGAAATCGCTTGTATATGAATGTAGACCCTAATGAGTTAGTGCCAGCCTTATCGTGGTCATATGGGTCACAGTTATGTGTAGGTACATGATAGGAGCAGAATGTGTGGGTATCTGTTTCAAAATTATATACAGTACCGGTGTATTTACTATGATCAATATCTTTTATTTGAAAGTAGATATATTTCATATCTGAACTAAGAAAACATCCTGATTTTGGCCTATTCCTAGTGGTCTTTATATTAGTCCTATCTATAACAGATAATTTAGTCCTACTATCAAAGTTAAGCATCTCTGCAAATTTGATAGTGTCGTTATGTCCAAATCTAAGATGATATGCTTCCTTTTGATCTCCAGAGCGTCCATCTATATTGTATTTTCCAGCACTCCTTAATTTAGATACATTACCGACAAGTCCAATAGAGAACGCTAGATCGTGAAATGATTCTATCAAATCTAAATTACAGCTAACGAACTCCATTGAATAATAGCCCCTTTTATCAATGCAAACACATCCATCAGAATCTAAATAGCCAGCAATTAAATTCGCCTTCTCTTCATTGTTAAAAGATCTTTTAGAAAGCTCTGTAATCTTTTTTCCATGAGCATATTTACCATAGAAATAATTAAAATAGAACGCTACTGTTTTTTGATAAAATGAGAACTCAATAGAATTATTTCTTATCCTTTGGCTGAATGTAGACTTTAATCCATTTATTACATAGTCCTTGAGTCTATCTATTTGAGCCACATTGGCAATATCAAATGCTATGTATATGCGATTGCCTTTTGTCCAGCCATCTCCAAGCCATAATCCAGTGAGCCACCTCAGATTGTTTACATCATCAGAATTCGCCTTATCATCGCCATTATAATACAGATTTGGGTACTTAACCCAGTCGCCAACATTTATACTTGATGCCTTATTAAACTCGAAATTAAATAAACTCTCGTCAACCATATTCTGTTTATTTAATATGTGTTTGGATGAGTATATTGGGTGCTCTTTAGTAAATGTAGTCGCCCTATACGTATTAGATACCCTTATCTTATATATATCTTCATCTTCTTTTTCGTATCTCAACAACGCTTTAGGATTTACATAATTACCATCTATATCTACTAGCCTAGATCGACTTACGTCCTCTACATTCATCAATCCCTCTTCCGTCAACACTTTTTCTCCTGGAGTAAGACAGCCTGCTATATATAATGCATGTGGCGCATCTTTAACTGGGTGTTCCCATATTACTATAGATCCCGTATGCGCATCATCCTTTCCTAATGGATATTTGGTTATATCTCCATTCTTTTTAGGCGTCCACATCAACTCGCCATTGATAAAGTTTAAATCACCCACCTGTTTAAAGTTCTGGAGCTTCTTATTCGTACGCAAAGATGCTAGCTGGATCATTAGTTCTTTCTTGGGAAATATGTTCCCTGTGAGCTCTAAAACAGCCTCCTGAGGCGTTATAGGATTCTCTGCTATATATCTATCTATCGCTCTAGAGTCAGACGATCCATCTATTACTCTTTGTCTTTGTTCTAGCGAATAATCTATTGCTTTATCACGAATAGTATTACCATACTTATCCATGAATAGACGTTTACCGTCAGGGCTAAGTACAGACATATTCGCGTATACTGGAACAAAGAATGCACATGTATTCCCAGATGCTCCATCATCCCATATATTAGGGAATGCTTTTACATTGTAGCCAGATGGATTATAGAATAGTTCTTTTAGTCCATCGAATCTACTAGCTTCATCACCACCAGTACCAAATGCAATCATCAATCCAAAGGCAATACCATCTTCCTCTACAGAAGGTCTAGCAATTTGCCATGCTTGTAGAATATCTTTAAATGAACCGGCTTCTTCAAATAGTATTAATTTACCACGTTTACCACGAGCCTTGTTGGCATCATTCTTAAGCGTAACTCCTATTATCTCTGATTTATACCCTACCTCTATCTTATTGCCCATAGCATCAGTAGTAAGTATAGACGCTCTCTTATGGATCTTAGTATTAACTGCTTGTCTCTTCTTAGCCCATGCAGTATGTTCATCTACAAAGTCCATTAGGTCCCAAGCCTTAGATAATATACCATCCCTTACTAAGTACTCTGATTCAGAGGCTATAGCGTATGATTTAGACTCTGGTACGTGATAGAAATTCCTAACTAGCATTGCAGAACCCTTGAATGAGAAGCCTTTACCACGGGCCTTTAAAACGACCATATGCTTACCTTCTTCTTCAGCTTCATCTACGCCTAAAAAGTAATAGTAGTCGTAGTCATAGAAGTCTGGAAACTCTCTAGTCTTCTCTCTACGTTTCTTTATATTACCATGCTTATCTTTATACTCGAACTCCACTAAACGCAGAATAGGACAGTAGTTTAGATACCAGTAGTTATAACCACTTATCCAATCTCCGTCCGCTGAAGTAAACCCGTTTATACAATAGTCTGACTCCTTTTCCCAAAAATTCAAGTACTCTGTAGTACCATGTGGATAGAAACAGTAAACACCGTGCTGCTGGAAATGCATGCACGGTGTTCTAAACTTGTTTGGGTTGATTATCTTTTTATTAAAATTAATCATTTGGATGACAAACAGTTTTTATTTTTTCTTAGTAAAAAAGGCTTTGATTTTAGCGATCAATGCTTTGAACCAATTAGGTTTTAATACTACTTTAATTACTACTGGCTCAGCAATAACTTGTACTGCAACTGGAGTGTTTGTAATGTTGATTTTGCGTTTGTGTTTATATTTTGGTTTAGCTACTGCTTTAACCTCTTCTATAACTGGAGTAACAACTTCTTGTTTTGTAGGAGTCAATACTAGCTTTTCAACTGCAGGCACCTGGTTCTTTTTATTCTTATTCATAATTTAATTTATGTGTTTAAATGTCTATAACTCTTTGATTAACTCAAGGAGTTTTGCAACGACCACTGCAATTGCAGCTCCTTCTCCAGCCCTATTAAGTGCATCTATTGATGCCGATAGGCATGATATAGAGTTGATTGTCATTTGATTTTCCATCTTATTATTATATATTTAGTGTTTAAAAAAGGGTTTACTAATATACTAATTAATTAGTTTGAGTTATAAACGTATTTATTTAATTGTTGTTTTATGTTGTATTCCTTCGAGTACAACTAAACGTTTAACTTCTTTCTGTAATTTCCCAATTTCATATGACATCCATATCACGTATGGAGTTATAATTAATTGAGCTGCTGCCATTCCTAATAGTACTAAGAACACGTCTGACATGATATTATTTATTTAATTCTCATTTGATCGAAATATACTTTACCGTCTTTTATGAGGTCTCGTATATTCCTTTGAGTGCTACTTAGAGTAGACTCCCCTGATTTGATTTCTAGAAATACTATCTTATCTTCCTCAAATATAACGTAATCTATAGGGTTTCCAAGAAAGTGACATTTCTTTGGATCGTATTTAAATTCCTTTAGAAATGGAGCTAAGTTCTCTGATATCTGACCAAGTCTAACTTCAGACGATTTCTTTTGAGACAGTAGCTTAGAATACGATTCTTCTAGGTCCTTTATGTGTGCTCGCTTGTAAGCTATATTGTCTAGAGACCATACTATATAAGCAAACATCGATGCCAAGCACAGACAAATTGGGAACGCTATGAATGGCAACATGACTCTTCTTTTATAATATCAATGCATTGTAGAACTTCTTTCTGGCTTTCAGGTTTCATTACTATGCCAGTGAAATTCATTTCATTTAACTTTGCTTTGAACAACTTCCACCTTAATGGAAACGCATCATTAGCAAATCCTTTAGTCTCTATAATCCAACTACCATCTAATGCTTGGAAGTCTGGAGTATAAGCTATTTCTCTAACATTCTCTATTAAATCAAACCTCTTTGTAGATGACAATATCTTCTTGTTGGAGTCTCTAGTGATTTTTCCGGTATCTTCATAGCATCTGAACTGAGACTTAAACTTGGCTATAAGAACGTATGATGATGGCTGATACGTAAACTCAATTCCATTCTCTTTTAGTTGCTTGTAGCAGAATAACTCTAGCCCTGACTTAAATTTCTGCCCGTCATACTCATGAGTCTTGGCATTCTTTACTTTAACGTTCTTTGATATCATTGTCTAGATTTAGGTATTTCAAAGTGACCTATTTCAGATCCACCTTGTACTCTCGAAGTTTCTACATCCTCTCTTCTTACTTGTTTAGTAAGTGAGTCTAACGACCTAACTACCTTATCAAGGGAAGACATTGCTGCCATAGCTTCTTTAACTGTTCTCATATCCATAGAGCTAACTGTCATGTCTCTTAAGTATGTACTTATGATATATACAGAATGTCTGCATGAATCAAGTAATTGTACTAGCAGTGTATTAGAAAACTCTAAGAATGTACTTTCAGCATATAATACTTCCTCTGATGCTACCCAGCCTTCAGGAAATAATTCCTTCTTTAGTTTCTCATCTCTATACTTCTCATCACCTATATTCTCTACATATGGTGAGCTATAATGGTGTTTTAAGACTATGTAAGAGATTAAGTTAGTAGCATAGTCCTTATCTTCTGTAGAGTTCCATATTGCCTTAAACGAAGGCACACCTAGCATGTCTGCGTGTATGGTAACTTTTCCAGCTTGGATATCGAATAATTTTGAATTCATTTACTTTTTCTTTTTAGTGATATCGGCCGTAAACATAGTCACGGCCAACACACAGTATATAATTATTCAGTAATACATGTTAGCATTTTTTGCCACCACCCATTGGTTTTTTAGTAGGTTTCTTAGCCATGATATTTATTATTAATTTATTAATTCAACATTCTCTAGTATTTCAGCATCAGCTGGAATTTCATTAGTTTCTTCTATCTCTCCATTTAAGATTTCAGACTCTTTAATTTTGTCTGTAGATCCATAACCGCCTTCGCCTCTTTCGGTTTCTGGCAACTCATCCACTTCTATAAAGTTAACTTTTGGGTATGGCATTATAATTATCTGTCCAACCCTATCTCCCTCTACGTAAATGACAGGCGTAGTATTTGTATTTACTTTAAATTTCAGTAAAATACTGCCAACATAATCGCAATCTACGACCCCAACACAGTTAGTCATGTTTAAAGACTTATTCGCTAATGATGATCTAGGAAACAACAACCCAACATGTCCTTCTGGAATTTTCATTGCTATTTGCGTATCATATACCAATACTGGAACTCCATCCTCTGAGTGGCTAAAGCCAACCTTAACTGCAGTTAAATCTAATCCTGCTGAATGTTCTGTAGCTGCAAATGGTATTACTGCTTTCGGGTCTAATTTTTTAATCTTTATGTCAATCATTATTCTTTTGTTTCTTTTTTATAACCGCTTGGGTTAGGCATTTCTTCTATTCTAATTGCTTTTATTGATGACTTCTTCTCTAGTATAGCTTTTGCTACTCTATGATATCCATCGCATATTACTCCAAGATTGTCTAGTATAATTGGATACTTTAAATCCGAGTGAGTACATCTATCCATCTGCCATATAAAATCTTCAAACGTCTCTACGCAAAATGGCAGGTAATTTAAAGCTATTCCGGCTAATGGCAGATCAAACTCTTTATATCCTTTCTCTTTACACCACTCTACTAGAGTTGCAGCGTCCCATCGTTTATCGTCTTTTGTATAGGCCGATTCGCTAAAATTTAGCCTGTCTATCTTTACTCCTGGCGGATTATTAATTAATTTCATTTCCTGGTTTTAAATAACATTGACCGTTAGGCAATTTGTTTATGCAATCGAAGTGGCAACAGTATCCGTCACTGCAGTCTCTGTGCTTATCTGCAACTGAGGAGTAGTAATTTTTGTCTCCTTCTGTTCTATTATTCTCCATATATATACTATTCCAAAATATTGTTTTCTGCTGCTAACGAATCTAAATTTACCATCCTCACTTATTTGATTAGGTTTTGGAATGTCTATTATATTCTGATCATATATAGTTTCAATTGGATATCCATCCAAATCTATATATGCTAAAATATCCTTACCCATTAAACTTCTAACTTTTTAATAAAGTTCTTTCTAGTCTGACACTCCGCTTTCTTAGTAATACATTCATGTGACTTAGCTGCGTTGCCTTTGCAATTTACATTACAGACTGCGTAATCAAATGCTTTTATCGCATGATTCAATGTCACTTTTTTTAGTTTCTCTTTCGTCATATACCATTCTTTTTTTATTGTGGAATCTTTTCTTTAATTTAATCTTAAATAAGTATGCACACATAAATGACTTTTCATCATCTGGATTAGCTATCCTTCTGGAAGCAAATATAAACGGATGATTACATATCATTGATATTACAGCTTTATGTATGCCATACTTTTCTGCTAATCGATTATATATATCAGTGTTCTTTGATAGCATCTAGGTTTTGTGTATACAGTAATTCTACGTACTGGTGTTTCAAAAATCTCTATATCTCTATTTGTATATGCATCTGGATACTCAAAATTATATCCTATTGATTTCTTTAAATCTCCATGCAGTTCGTATGTAGACTCTGGGGTTCTATAAAATAATCTATGCATAAAATTATTGTTTCTTTTTTCTAGCCCCTCGTTAGTTTTGAATTTCATCTTCTTTTACTTTTAAAATCATTGTTATTTGAACTACTTTATTTCCTATTATAACTGGAAGTATTGCTTTGTTCAGTACATTTATGTCCTCTTTATAATCCCTGACTATAATCCTCTTAGCCTTGAGTCTCTTTATATATCTACTAAGGTTATCCTTTGTAATTGTAGTTATACGCATTATCTCTTTTCTATTAGCAGTTCCATCTATTGATTTACGCTGTCCTTTTGCTTTTGAGTCTCTATTTTCTAGGTCAAGGAAGATAGAGAGAAGATCAATCTCCCTATCTGTAAGTCCAAGCAATCCATTTAGACTTCTTAAGAATTCGTAATTAACGCTACTTAGTGGAACCGTCTTTATGAATTTATTCATATATTACTCTACTATTTTATCAAGTAATTCTAACATATTAACATATACTGTAAGTGCTTCGTCAGCCCACTCGATACGTTCTCCACATAATATTTTATCAGCCAATTCTTTGTCTAACTCTTGAACTTTCTTTGAAAACTCATCTCGCTTGTATTGAATTCGCTTGTCTATCTTAGTAAGCAATGCAAGTAATTTTTCATTCTCGTTTAGGACCGCAGTATAATTCTTCTGACCTTGTTCCATTTTTTCCTCAGCGTCTTTCAATTGACCTTCTAATTTTTCGATTCGTTGTCTATTGGTAAGAGGTTTTTCAACAAACCATTCAATAGCCTTGAACTCGTCGTGATTCAATAACTCTTCTGAAAGGACAATATATCTTTTAGCTGAGTAAGTTTCAGTACATGTTTCAACTAACAACTCAAATGGAGATTGATTATCTTTTCTAGTTAAAATATCTCCCACCTCAAGTCCAGTTAATTGACTTATTACTTTTACTGTTTTAATGTTATTCATAATTTTCTATGTAATATTATTTACAGGATGACTTCCTATATTATACTAAACGTAAATAATTGGAAAAGGTTGTAGGCTAATGTAATTATTTTATAAAAAAATAGGCCTACTGAATTAACAGCAAGCCTATCTAAATACAAACAAATAACTAAATCTCTATAATTGTACCTTCTTTTAATCGTTCATTCATTGCTACTACAGCAAACTTATCTGCTAGTTCGTTCTGAATTACTCCAGAGTGCCCTTTACACCAGACCACTTCAATATTTGTATTCCTAGAGTCAAGTATCTTAAATACCATCTCCCATAGATCAACGTTCTTTACTTTGTCATAGTTCTTTTTGGCCCACTTGTTTAACCATCCGCAATTTATAGCATTCTCGACATACTTTGAGTCTGTATGTACGACTATTTTATATTCCTCCTCTGATTTATTAATTAATGCAGTTCCAACTCCATTTAGGAACCCTGTGAGCTCCATCCTATTGTTAGTGGTATCTTCGCTTGACCCACATACACATATATTACCAGATTTCATATATATTACAGCAGCGTAGCCTCCTGGACCAGGATTTCCAGAGCAAGCTCCGTCACTATATATATGTATTACACTTTTGTCCATTATGCTACCAATTCCTCTGGATAAATAATATCATCTGAAATTACATCGAATGTATACCCAGTAGCATCGTCTAGAATAGTATATCTCACTTTTGCTTTTGTAAAGATAACTCTAGTCACTACACCTGACATTTCCTTTTTTTCAGTTGAATCATTAATCCTTTCGTTATAATCGAAAGCGATATACGCTACCTCGTCTCCTATCTGATAATAAGATGGAAGTATTAAAATCTCTTTTTCGTTTTCCATATTATTTAAGTTTGGCGATTACTTCGAACGGAGCAACTAATGCAGAATCTTTAAATAAATCAAAATCCATAGAGCGTTTACTTGGATAAACAATAGTATCTCCTATGTTATATTCAATACCAGTTGATGTTCCATTCTCTTTAAGTTTCTGAAGGCTTAAGGGTATTGACAGTACCACTCCTTTTCTAAATAAAGATTCCGTTTCTACTTCTTTAATAGTCATTTGCATAATAGCTTCACCATCTTCACTTTTCTCTCCTGAATCCTCAGGAACAGTTAATGTCTTAAATGTCATCTCTACTGGCATAGGTTTAACTAATATTAGCGTTGCAAAATCATATTCTAATTTATCAGCTACTACATTAGCCAATGTTCGATTGTCCATGTTCTCAATAACAGTATCATTGACTGATTGCTCTTGGGCTACTTCTTCTACTACTACTTCTTCAACGTTATTCTCAATCATATTATTTATTTTTATTTCTGTGTAATATACATGCCATTGTCAGGCTTTCGGCACATGCCTTATATCCTTCTCTGGAAATATTCTTTTTTAATTCTATGCAATCATCATCATATTTAGAATGCATCTTCTTGCACGCACTACAGTACGCATACTCGTTAATCATTTGCATTACAGTCATCTATAAAGCCTGTCGTTGGATTTCCCCAAAAGCCTCGTCCGTTAGCATTTTGCCAGCTATCGATTGTCGAGTATCCATCTAATGCATCGTTATCAATTTCTCTTCCTAACATAATATATTCTTTAATAACTTTAACTTAGTCACCCTATCTCTGTGATACTCCTCGAAAGGTATTGGTTTCTTTTTGATAGTCTTATTGGTCTTGTAAATGTCGTGACAAGGGCACCTATCTGTGTTACTCATTAAAAGCTCTTAGTGTGCTCTAATATCCTTTTGGTAGCAGCCTTCTCTTTTAGTTTCTTTAAACCTCCTTCAAATTGAATATCTAACTTCTCATCCCTTTCTATTCTATTGAATGGAATCTTCTGATCCTTCTTATTAAACTTGACTACCATATATACTATAACGTATAATATTAAACTTTGTTTACATTACTACTCAATAATATACAAACCATTTAGCCTAATGTATACCATGCCAATAATCCTCTGGCTTGTTTTAAGCTCTTTTAAGACCACTTTAATATTCCTGATCTGTCTATCCCTCGACTCTACTTCTAGGCCCTCAGGAGTCAGCCTAGTGCCATCCTTGTGCATGTTTTCCATATACACATTCTTTATAGGGGTCTCTATGAACAAACGCTTATTTAACTCCACTAGCCTATTAATACCAGTACATAGTTTTATACCTCTTTTAGTAAACAAATCCATACGTTCGGGTGCTTTATTAAGCCTCGAGTTAAATAAAGATTCATTGTCAATACATTTTAATAACATATATACTATCTAATACCTTAATAATTAAACATAGTTTTCCCCTTGAAAAAGCCGGACCATCTTTCGGCATGGTTTTCAAAACCCCTCATCATTAAGTCTGTACGTCAGCTTTCGCCTACACCCACCCGCTGGTCGCATTCTCTCCTTCTTATCTACACATCATATTATTGATAGTAGCCCGCGGCACTTAATTCTTACTAGATCCCTTTCGATACTACCGGAGAAAACTCATTTCCTTTAGGAAACTACAATCCGATGTCTAACCCCTACTGGTTACTTGAGGGCGATTGGTCATATGGTATGTCCCAGTATCATAGTGTATAACGTATATATATTGAAAAGGTTTTAGTCAGAATGCAAATATTTACGCAAAATACAACTAATATCTCAGGAAAGTGAGTGTTTATGGGGGTTTTTTGGAAATTTTTTTAGTAAATTTTTAAAATGGGTCGTATATATGCATGAGCTAACCTGTCTCCGTCAAGCCCCCGGTAGTCAGAATCGGGATGGAATACCCCCACCCAGTCGGGCAGAATCGAATCAGATTGACCCATATTCCTCGTTAATGTCGTGATGATATATTATCCTCTTTTCGTTGTGGCTACAAGTACGTTATGCAGAGCTAGAGCCTAGGTATCCATTTAGACATGGATATAACTGGAACGCAGCCACGATACCTTCCTACATTGTATATAGGCCAACCTTTATATTATGTAGCAGTAGAGGCAATGCCAATCACGCTCCCATTTGCAAGAATAGAACATACAATAGTCTATTACGCGTGTATCATTTAATGAATGGAGCTTAGGCCGAATGCATATGACTGCTGTGTAATAGACTCATAATATATCGTCTGTATAACGTAAGACGTGTCAATAGGGTTCGTATACCTAGTCCCCAAGCATGGACTCAAAAGGCTTTATCCATTAATATTCATTTAAAATCAATCTATATGAAACTGTTCAATCGTTCTAATGTTATTAAGTTCGCTATTATTGCTGGACTTGCCTTATTGTTCTGCTTTGTTGCTACGTCATGCCAGTCCGAATCAGGCAAACGTGCTAAAGCAATGAATCATGTGATACCTACAAGGGTTGAGCATAAGCCTTTATGGAGATGTTCTATGACCTTTGCTGACTCTTTAACTGTAGAGAGTTATACCTACGCCAAAGATAGGTATGATGCAGAAAGAACATTGACTAAAGACATTCCAGATTCTGTCTATGTTAAGTATACCATGGATACGGTAATTATCGTAACTGATGCAGTAGAGGATAGAAGATAATGTTATGCAGCAGTAGCCTCAATTGCCATTGATTTGGTAAAAGACGCTATTGCTGCTTAGCTAATTAATCATTTAAAATCAATCTATATGTTTAAAAAGAAAGAATTAATACTATCTATAGTATTAGGATTTGCAGTATTGTTCGGGCTGTATCAAATAACTAAGACTGAACGTTATTATGTAATATACAATACGTATGTACAAAACGACAAAGGTGAAATGGTAGAACAGGATGAGAATAAGCATCTACAAATCAGTGCTGTATCACTAGATGATGCTAAGGACCAGATATTTGAAATTGAGAATCAGTTATATGAAGATGTAATTGTTGACTCAGTGGCAATACAGTCTCATGTAATAGTCAAAGAGTATTGACGACTAACCCGAAAGGCTACATGCCAAGTAGGGTTATTGTTTTACTAACAATGCACTCGAGTATCGTACCTCTCTCGTGCATGCACTCTATATTGCGTGTAGATGTAGTTTAAATGGCCTCTAAGCTACTATCTATTGGTAGATGATATATTGCATAGATGTGACTAATAAAGCTCCATAGAGCAGCATATAGCCGACCAGTAGAGCGAGATTATAGACTTTTTTTATGAAGCGTCAGGCTCCCGTTAAGAAGAGTTGCAATAGAATGGCAAGAAATCAATTATTTACCCTTAAAATAATAAACGCTTTATGAAATTTAACATTATTTCTGCACAAATCAAAAAGATTAAGGCAGATGCAAAACAGAATGCTGGCGAAGAGTATGTAGAAGCAGTAGTGAAAATGTGGGAGCCAATTCCACGTGGTGCGCAAGCTCATACAGTATTATTCTTCCTTGAACCACTTGAAATTGAGTTTTATCGCTCAGTAATTGAAGGTACAGGTTCGGTTAAATTCCCTTTGGAATATTCAGCCGAGTATCAAATCATTGAGGGATTGAAGCCTCACAAAACAAAGACAGATGATGGTACGGTTCGCGATGGTATTCATACCTCTATGCGCGTGTTAGTGAAAACTGACTATGAGACAAAACTGCCATTGGAATCAGGTCGTGCAATTGCAGAACGCATTGTTGACCAAATGATGTACATTGTTCCCGTGAACAACGAGCCAAGTACGTACACAGCACCAAATCCTCCTGTAACAGAATCCGTAGTAGCACCAGCAGTGGTAGTTGACGCTCTGAATCCGTAAGATTAGTGCAAAAGATTGAGTAGTTGGCTTCGGCTAGCTACTCAATTCCTTTGCTGGGATGATTATTTAAACTTTTACATATAGTGTGGGTAATATTAGGGAGAAAATTGAAAAAGATTGAGAATTTTCAATGCAAATTATGATGAAATGTGGATGAATTTGTTAGACTATCTCTTATTGACCATTATCACACTACCCACACATACCACACTTTAGAAAGAATGAGTATAATATAGCCCTAATAGCTATTTTAAGCCATTCTAAGCCACTTTATACTTTCAAGCGATACATTGTATCAATTCTATATATTAACGCCTTAAAATCAATTTATATGGCAAAACAAGTAATTACAGTACCAAGGGGAGCTACATTGTTTAAAATGTATCCAGATCAAAGAGAGAACAATGGGCCACATCCAGGAACAGGAGAACTCTGCATGAATTGTAATCGTGGATGGGGAGCTCATCATGGTCATTTATGTCCAACCTACGAAAAGATAATAACAATTAAGCCGGTTAAATCAGTATGTGTCAAATTCCAACCAGAAGTAGAGAAAGAGCTACTAAGACTTGGTATTAAACATGCATTATTAGCTGAAATGAAACATCAAGGAGCTTTAGACACAAGACTGGAATTGATTTTAAAAGATAAATCAACAGGCTTAGTAATAAAAAGGGCGTTCTTATGGCAAAACGCAAAAGATCCATTAAATGGAAATACTGGATTCAGACATTGGCAATCATTAGCAACAAAATGCCGAAATTAGGTTATATTAGTCTAACGACTATATAAATACAATCAAAACATTACCAGTTGATATTCAAGTTTTTCATAAGAAGAATGTTGCATACAGTGTACGATAGTCTGGAGCTATCGACTAGTAATTACGTAATCATTTAAGAATATTAATCAATAACATTCAAAAGATGGCAAAGAAAAAGAAAACAATACAATTACTTCCATTTGACTACTTAGTCAAAATAGGAAGAATTAAATCAAAAGACTCAGAATGGATAGGAAATAAAAAAATTGACATACCGCAAGAAATGGAGAATGACTGGAAGCAAATGGAAGACAAGGCAACAATAGAGCATGCGTGGGGAAGAAAAGGTAAAGTGGTTCAAACGATAGAACATTGCTGGATTATACAAAACAACTGGCTAAAACCGTAAGTCATGACAGATAAAGAATATATACCATTCAGTGAACTACAATCACAACCAGAACAAGTATCAACAATTACTACAATTGAAGAATACAATCCAACAAATACTCAGGCAACAACACAATGCAATCCAGTATTAACACACTGTTATGTATGTGGCAAAGGCTGGGACTACGGCTATTGGAAGCATTGCGGATGCAATACGGTACCTATTGGTAACGGAACTATAATCCTATTAGGATTGGCAATATTATTTTCAATTTACAAGTATTTTAAATCAATTAAATATGTCAAAAAGGAAAGCAATACGAATTAAACCAGAATTCAAAGAGAAACTCAAAAAACTTAAATGTCTAACCAAATTCGTAGAGAACAGTAAAAATCCAAAATGGATGGGGCTAAAAGGAAAAGATAAGGAACATAAAAGAGAATTAGCAGAAAATGCAAAAAACTCGTCAACGATGTTAACGCATGCATTTAGATGGGCCGCAACAAGTGAGGGCTACGAGTATTGGGATAAAATATATCAACAATTATAAATGAAAAGATATCTAACATTATTAGTATTGTGCATATCATTCATTTGTAACGCACAGGGCTATTTATCATTTGGTGGAGCTATTGTAGCACCTAAGACTGATACCGGAAATGAAACTGGAGCTTCAATAATAGCTATGTTTAACCATAATACAGGTTATTTCATACTTCAACCAACACTATCATTCACAATGATGGCTGGTATTGATAATCCAAGAAGACGCGAAAGACAGTACTCATATAGTACTGCTATGTTAAGCACGGGCTTAAACATAATGAACACAGGAAGATTATATGGAGTAGTAGGCATTCATTACAATGGAAACATAGTAGCCTCTGAATTCAGACTAAAGCCTAATCAATTTGATAAGCTAGCAAGTCATAATCTATTCCTCTCTGAATACGTAGGTATTGGTTATCATACATTAGTAAACTTGGAATTTGGTATATTTTATACTAACACCAACTATATGGATGGATATTACCCAATAACCAGTAAACACAATGACATGTATATGCAGTTTAAAATAAGCTACGACATACCAGTAATTAATAACTGTAGATGCAACCGATAATGGACTACAAAAAGTTTTACTTAAAAGCAGCATTGATCTGGGCAACAATAGCAGTATTGTTCATTGGATTATTATATTATTTATTAATATATAAACCAGTACCAGAAAAAGTATATTTTGAACCTGAAACGACTCAATCGTGAAACAGTTTAAAAATAGAGCATTGATAATCTTATTATACGAGATATGCGGTTGGTGTTATGCCACAAGACAATTACCAAGTAGAATAGATTTCATAATTGAAGACGACGGCAAAAATGAATTCACAGCAAATGTGCATTATTATGCTGACGAGCGCCCAATCGAAAGTCCTGGAAAGGGTTTAGAGAACAAAGAAAAACCCAAAAAAAGATGGCATTTGCCATTTAGAACAAGTTAAAACAAATAATTCAAAAACTCTTTAATCAATAAGGAAAAATGAAAAAAGTAACAAAAAAGCAATTAGTAGAAAAAGGACAATTAATCGGTATTGAATTACCAATGAAATTGACATTAGCTCAAATGATCGAAAAGATCGAAGCAAAAGAAAAAGAATTAGCAGTAATCGTGCCGGAACCAAAAAAGATGGCAAAAGACGATATTGTTGTGTTGAACGAAAAAGTATCCGATTGCGGATGTTCTTACGTTTATCCAAAAACAATTGCAAAGCTACTGGAAACAAATGGAAAAGGCTTCAGGAAAAACAATATCCGTTTCTGCAATTCAGGCTGCACGGTCTGGGTATCAGACAATGCCATAAGAAGCCTTACTGAAGCAGAAGCAAAATATGCCGAAAATCGTTTCAGCAACGCCACCTCATACATATATGCTACAGTCGATTGACATTTCAGCCATGCTACTGCTTTTCCTATTTGGATTGGCAGTAGCATGGCTTGGACAATGCTTTCAAGCATTCATGGGACCAGGGCAGATATTCAACTGGTGGGCAATATGGCTACTAAAAATGGTAGATAAGTCGGAAGTAGTGAAAACAATAGAAAAATACTCATGTGGAGCCGGATGGTACGACGTTGAAATAACGGCCAAATGGTATATTAAGCTAATTGCAAAATTAGCTAAGCCATTAGGATTATGCCCATATTGTAATACTACATGGATATCAATAATACTATTCTTTATCTACTTTACACCAAGCTTCAATATATTCCTATTAATAGGAATTACGTGGTTCTTTGTGTATCAAATTGAAAAGCATAAATAATAAAATAAAAAAGGCATTTAACCATATTGTTTAGTATCCAGACCACAAGTAGGAGAAAGCGTGAGTTAGTGTCTTTTGTTAACATGTCGCATCTGCTTCCAAAGGGCAGACTGATTAAGAGGTATTTTTTACACAGACCAAAATAAGTTATCGGAGAAGTGATTCATGGATCATGAAAATAGGCATGTACACCTAGCTGCATGCAAATCGAGAAACCCATAGAAAAATGTCGAGGCAGATGCTGAATAAAAACAGTAAGCTGAGCTAGCAAGGCGGAGAGTGGTCTTAACCAATGTAAGTAAAAGATAAAATACTTAAAACAGAACATGGATGGGCAAACGTTTTACATATATTCTGGTACTATACTTCAGCCAGACGTCGTGAGACGAAGAGTAAGTATTATATATTATCGATTGATAAGGATTTAGAAGAAATTCTCATGTTAATTACTAGTTATTTATAATATCTATGGAAGTATGATGCAAACCGAACCAGTGAACAGGGAGAGAAAGGAGTTGAACCTACAGCGTAGGGAATAAGTCAATTATCGAACTTGGGTTATGTAGACGGATATTATATAATAATTAGTTGATTAGAAAAGATTAACGAAATTCGCACTCAAATACGTGGACCAGAAATGGAGTCGTAATAATTTTGAGGCGCGGTGCATATGCGTGAAGGCACCAAAACCTATTCAACTACTTAGAAGCATTGAATGCAAATAAGAGAAATGAATAGAATGGTTGCAGCTAAATGAAGTGCAGTAAGCTGATGATTGATTAAGAATCTATGTTACGTAACATTATTGAATTAATGCGTAAACCCTTTTCGGTAATACGATAGTATTGGATGCTGTGTAATTCAGATAAAAACCGAGAAAACAACGCTAATCTAAGCTCAGTGAAATGCTGGAAAGAAGATTATAGCTATCTTAAGGCGACGGCAGATAGAAAGAATTAACCCGAAGACTATTACAGATATGGATAGAGGTTTAGAAGTGGAGTGAGCCAGAGGGCCACGAAGTAGTATTTGTAAGTGAAATGCACGCAATGGTATCCGAAGGACACTGCCATTACCGTTATAACTCCCATTACCGTTTTAGACGGGTAAGGTTTTATAGACAGCCGGGCACATTAGTAATCTCGCATAGTTAGGATATTTGAATCACGTGGATAACAAGGACTTAGGTCAGGAACACCAAAGATCAATACCAAAAATACTAGTTAAACAGATTACTGCCCAGCAGAAGTCAAGGCATGAACGCTGACCAACTCTTGATTGAGTTGCTGGGACCTATTATTAACAATTAAATCATTATCAAAATGGGAATTGAAATACAATTTAAACCAGAGTTTGAGCTTAAGCTTAAAAGGCTGAGAATCAAATCAAAGTTCGTAAAAGAAATGAAAAGTTATGTTTCGCGGAAATTATTACTGCCAAGAGAATTAAAGCTACACCTAAAAGGGGTAGATAGAAATACTCATAGAAACATTGACTCGGCAGCAATACTCAACAAGCAAAAAGATTGGAACGAATTTATCGTAAAATCATTTAGCTGGGAGGAAACTAAAGATGGATACCCGTACTGGTATGAAATCTCAAAAAAATTTACAGGTAATAAATAATAAAAACGGCTGTCACTCTCAAGAGGAGAACTAATAATGGACTGATATGTTATCATAGTTATTATAATCTGACCAGTCTACAACGAGAGGATTATTATTGCCTGAATTAAACAATGACTATTTATAGTCAAATGGCCCTGTCGTCTACTGATAGGACATCGCACTTTCAGCGCGGTAAATGTGGTTTGATTCCACGCGGGGCTACTTTTAACAATATAACGGCTAGTTAATTATTATTTTGCCATTCAAAATTACTAGCCATAAATGGGAACGCAGCTTAAGTAGGAAACGAACTAGCTGTTAGTACCATTTTAAATATAAGCCGTTACTTAATAGGATGATAGCCCTATTAAGGCTCTGGAAACCAGCAATGGATTGACGGGTTCGAATCCCAAAAACGGCACTAGCTCAACTGATAGGGATATATCAGATACCTTTAAGAGTGGATATAGGCTAACTCTTTTAAAACAAAACGTCTAACAATTTTAAATTCATATCAAATGAGTAAAACATTAAAAGATCAACGGAAAGTAGAAGCCAAAATGAATGGAGAAGTGATTGAGCGTTCAAAACGCAAAATGGAGCCGTATAACAAATCTAAACAAAGAATATAACCGACTCGCCAGTTGGTGGAGCCGCCTAACCAGGCAGCCTAAAGGGGATAGATATAAAGCGTGATATTCGTGCGACATCTATCCCTTTTTTACGTTAAATCAATTTATTAATCAATAATAAAAATGACAAAAGATCAAAAACAGATCGCCATCACTTTGATCGGTGAAGCAGATAACAAACAAGACGCAATAGCCGCTATAAGGCCGCTAATGCTGCATTTACAAGAAGAAACGATAAGTAGCTTCGTAGATGCAAACTGGGATTCATGCAATCCAGGTACCAGAGTCTCTCTTAGAGGATTATCTCAACAAGAAAGATTATTAAGAATCAACTTAATATTGTTGGAAAAGAGGCTAAACAGAGTAAAGTCAGTACATATTCATTTGTCTAAAAGACGAGGAGGAAGTGTTGAAAAGGAACTTTACGATATGCTAATCGGACCAACAATGGAAAGCAGACAGAGTCTATGGGGGAAACGTGTTGAATTGACAGGTTTTTCACTAGAGCACAAAATAATGGAGGTAAGATTATTACCGTCATTGCAAGTGCATAGATTCCTAACAACAGACATTAATGCTAATTTCTACATAGAAATAGTAAAATAGTACGGCCCGTAGGCTGCGGATTCGCCGTTTGGACGAGGGTTCGATCCCCTCCAGCTCCACTCCTTATAAAAAACCATAAGGGGCTGCCTGGATTTGACAGCGGCATAAGATGAACCAGATAGGACTGCACACGCTAATTAACTGGCAACAACACAATCCAAATCAACAATTACGTAGGCTTAATGTCTGCATAATTTAGAACGTACCTACCAGGTCGTGAGCGAGAGCCGCACGTCTATTCAATTAGCCCTGGTAGGGTTTTAAAATAACATTAACAATTAAAATCAATTTAATCGTGTATGAAAAAATAGAAAAAGGGTCAATAATAACATTAGCAGCCTTTGGTAAAAAGATAGAATTCCTATTCAAGTCATTCAACGAGTATGCAAATGCACTAATACTTGAAACAAATCAACCAGTTTCAAAATATTGGATAAATTCAATGGGCGGCAAACAAGCTATATCATTAAGCGGAAATAAAAATATTTATAGATTCAATGGAGATATAAAGCCAATGGAAAATCTTGAATATATTACGCTATGGATGAAAACATTAGCATATGATTCCAAGCATATTCTGGCATATAATTGGTTTATAGGAAAATTAATTGAAGTTAGGCCAAATAAAATATCAACGGCAAATCTAAAAGTATACTCAAAAATAGCAAGCAATATGCTGAATGGAATAAAACCAAAAGAAAAGCGAATGATATTTGATCTGATGATTGATAGAGGCTCTGATTTGATTGATATGAAGCAATGTGAATGGCAAGAGTTGTGCATTAGTCAAGAATCTGATCTACCTTTTTAGTATGCCAAAGAAAGTAATAGAAAGGAAGATACAATCATCCACAGCAATACTAGACGATCCAAATTACATAATATTCCACAATTGGAAACAAAAAGCAAAAGTGAAATGGAGGTTCTTCAGGAATGATTGACGTAGGATTCATTGGAGACTTACACTTAGGACATCCAGCAATTGCAAAATTACGCGGATTTGATGATATAAATGTATATAACGAAGAAGTAATAAGGAGACTTAATTCAGTATTACATAAACGTTCATTATTATATCTAGTAGGAGACACAACTATGGAAAATTCAAAGTATTATTATCTATTAGATAGAATACTAGGGAGAAAGGTATCCATAAGCGGAAATCATGATTTAAAACAACATTCAGCAGAACTACTTAAATACGTAGAATCTATTGTTGGAGCAATGAAATATCATGGAGCAATGGTAACTCACTTTCCAATGCATACGCAGGAAGTACATAGGTTTGCATTTAATATTCATGCGCATACTCACTTAGAGACCATAAAAGCTTGGAGATATCAACCAGGTGGATATATTGCAACAGAATATCCAGACTTAAACTACACATGTGTTAGTTGGGATCAATTAGACGGTATACCAATATCATGGGACCAAATAGTTGAGAAAAGAGAGAAGCAAAGAGCAGAAATTGAACTATTAATTAAACAAAAATAAAACCAATTATCAAAATGGGAAAAGTGAAATGCAAAAGGGCAATGAGAAGAGTAGCAAACATTGTAACAATGATAGCTAACGATAAACATCAGGTTAGTTCAACTCATGCTCAACGAGCAGCAAAAAAAGGAGTAAAAAAGGCAGGAATACGCCCAATCGACAAAGAAACAGTAGCTTTATTGAAAGCAACTAAAAAGGCAATTATAGCGAAAGCTAAATTATCAGCAACGAAAGTAGGAAAAAACAAAAAACTCAACAGAGATTTGGCAAAGTTGAGATCAGCGAACGCAAAGTCAAATCAAGCTTATATTGTTGAGAAAGAAGAAAAAGCCGCCTAAACCGAAACGAGAGGGCTGCGACTCTTCAACGCAGGTAATGGTTCCTTAGCTCAACCGAATAGAGCATTGTCTTTCTAAGGCAGCGGTTAAAGGTTTGAATCCTTTAGGAATCACTAATAATAACAAGCGTCATTGACTGACAATAAAGCGGAAGAGCCGGATAGGATAGACATAGATAAAGAATGCTTCTTAAATATGCTTTTGCACCAGGGTGCTTAATCTCCTAAATCCTTCAGTAAGACCTTGTTATTATTTTTAATATTAAATAAACCAATTCTAAATAAAAAGTAATTAAAGTTATGATGAAAAGGAAAAACCACTTTAGCTACTCAATAGCTAATATTACCAGAAGGCTGTGTAATGGTGGTACTAACACACAGTAAAGGGATATGACTTAGCAGTGAAACGCTTTATCCCTACAAAATATCGCTCTAAACATTGATAGCGATCAATAAATTAGATGACATAAACTTCGAATTAACGAGAATCACATGGCTAGCGCTAGTGGTGGAGTAATCCTGTATGTATTGCAGACTTAAGAAAGCTGTAAGGTTAAACAGTACATTTATTTGAAAAAGAATAAACTTAACGTTTTAACACAATACAAATGAGTTCTCAGCCAGACCCTACTCTTGAATCGGTATTACAACGATAAGACAAGAGGGTGCTAAACAATAGAATCGCTGTAGGCGTGACAAGTTAGAATCTTGTATTTCTATTAGGTTATTTGAGCAGAAATGCTTGATAACCACTAATAAGCCCCAAGATGGGCGGAAGTAATGAAAGATTATAAACCGGCAGGAATATAATAAGAAGTTATGAAAGTTGGTTCGATGGAAAAGGCCTGACACCATATCGGAGTTCGACTCTCGGATGGGGCGCTAATAAAATATCACTCGCAGACAAAGTCGTTACAGAGTCGGAGTCCCCTAAAAGATATGAATTGCTACGAGGGGTTGTAGTTTTTAATTTTTATATATATGACAAGTAAAGAGGCAATTGAATTAGCCAAGGCTGGCTCACAGAAGGCATTCACAATGCTGTATAATACGCATTATAGAGCAGTCTACTGCAATGTATATAACATAGTGAAGAATAAGGACGTAGCAGACGATCTAACGTCAGAAACGTTCCTAAAGGCATTTAAAAGCATAGATAAATTCACAAAAGACATTTCATTTGAGATGTGGCTCAAAACTATAGCAAATCACCATTCAATAGACTTTATTCGTAGCGGAAAAAAGAGTCAAGGAGATCTATATATAGACGATGAACTAGAGCAAGAATTTGTCCATACTGATTATTCAAATCCTGAAAAGGAAATGATAAAGAAAGAGGAATCTGAAATGCTAGCAAAAACTATCAGTAAAATGGGAAGTCGACAAAAGGAGATAATCCAAATGAGATTTACCGAAGAATTAACATATCAAGAAATTGCAGATAGATTGGGCCTTAGTATCGGGACAATAAAACACTATCTTCACAGATACAAAGAGAAAATAATTTCAAATATTAACCAAAAAAGTAAAAAAAATGAAGACAAATCAATTGTTTTTAG